AGTATTCACTTCAAGACCCTGCTGCATGGAACTACATTCGGCCCATACTTGCAGAAAATGATGGATGGGCTATATTTCTTTACACCCCGAGAGGCCGTCAGCATGGCTACACTCTTTTTCAGATGGCAAAGTACAATCCGAGTTGGTATTGCGAGTTACTAACTGCGGATGACACCAATGCCATAACTCCCGAGGCTATCGAAGAAGAGAGGGCCTCCGGGATGAGTGAGGAGCTTATTCAGCAAGAATTTTATTGTTCTTTTGATTACGGCATGGAGGGGTCTTACTATACAAAGCAGCTTGCGAGGGCGCGTCAGGAAGGCAGAATTACACGACTGCCCATCCAGGATGTCAGCGTACACACTGCCTGGGACATTGGGTACAGAGATGCTACAGCCATCTGGTTTTTTCAGTTCGTTGGCAAAGAAATATGGGTGATTGACTACTATGAAAACAGCGGGGAAGAGCTTGCTCATTACGCCAAAGTGTTGCAGGAAAAAGGCTATATTTATGGAGAGCATTGGGCGCCGCATGACATAGAGAAGCATGAGCTTGGAACCGGGGCCTCTTTGAGAGAAAGGGCCAAGGACCTGGGTCTCGAGTTCAATGTCATTGAAAACTGGTCTAGAACAGGGATAGGCCTTGCTGAAGGAATAGAGGTGGTTCGTTCTCTTTTCCCCAGATTCTGGTTTCATGAGGAGAACACGAAAAGGGGCCTGGACGCCCTTAGCGAATACAAAAAGAAGTGGGACCCACTATGGGCTACCTTTTCTGATCAGCCGGCAAAAAACTGGGCAAGAGACGGGGCAGATGCTTTCAGGATTCTTTCTCTTGCCGTATTGAAGGAAACCAGAAGAGGACGTATGACAGAGACGGAAGCCCAAAATCTTTATGAGGCCTACGCGCCTCCGGCAATTTAGGGAGCTTTATGCCTACTGAAAGAGATATAGTGCAGGATTTTCATACCAGATACCACGAGGCTCACCGGGAGTGGGACACTTACTGGCGGCAAGCCAAGAAAGACCTGCAGTTTTGTGTGGGGGATCAGTGGTCCTCGCAGGAAAGGGCGTATCTAAAAGCCAACCGCAGGGAAGTTCTTACTTTCAACAAGGTTCGCAGGCTGGTACAGGTAATTACTGGATACCAGAGGCAGAACAGGCTGGGGTATAAGCTTGAGCCCCTGGAGCTGGCCTCGGAAAAGACCGCTGCACAGTACAGCCGCCTGCTTATGCAGATCATGCATAACTCTGGCGGATACCATGTAATGAGCGATGCCTTTGAAAACGGGGCACTCAAGACCGGGATGCAGCTTGTGGAAGTAATGGTTGATTACTCTGATGACCCGGTCAATGGAGATGTGAAGCTAAGAAACGTACCCTTCAGCCGCTTTTTGCTTGATCCCAACTTTTCCAGGCGGGACCTGTCTGATTGCCATTATATGATACGCCGGGAATGGGTGACCAGGGATGAGGCCAAGTCTCTTTTGCCCAAGAAGGCAAACGAGATATCCAAGCTTTCTGCACACCAGCATGATGACAAGTTTGTTATGGCCCGCAAGACAAGGGATGCTGTTGAGAGGCTCAGATGGGACGAATATTGGAGGATGGAGCCTGTAAAAAGAACTGTGCTGGTAGATACACAAACCGGGGCATGGAGATGGTGGCCCTTGAATGGTGACAAAGACCGCATGAATATTTTCCTGTCTCAGTTCCCTCATATAGTTAGCAGGGATGTTCACAGGCCCACGGTGAAGATGAGCATTATAATTGAGGACAAGCTCTTCTATGACGGGGAAGATCCCCTGGAAATAGGGGAGTATCCTTTTGTCCCTGTATTCGGTTATTTCAATCCTGAGCATGACGACTTTTCAGAAAAGATCATGGGCATCATCCGGGACATCAGGGACCCGCAGAAGGAATACAACAAGCGCAGGTCAAAGATCCTGGACATGCTGGACTCACAGCTTAGCAGCGGGTGGATGGCTGAAGAAGATTCAGTCATTAACAAAAAAGACCTCTATCAGGCCGGGCAGGGCAAGGTAATATGGGCTCAATCCGGAGCCCTGCAACAGGGTAAGCTACAGCCTATCCCCAAGGTGGACATCCCTTCCGGGTTATTTCATCTTGAGGAATCTCTAAACAAGGATATGATGGAGATTATCGGCGTAAATGCTGAGATGATGGGGCAGCCTAACCAGGACGAGCAAAGGGTGGCCGGATTCCTGGCCAAGCTCAGACAGGGCCAGGGGCTGACCATTTTACAGTCTCTTCTTGACAATTACCGCTTGAGCAAGTCGCTTCTGGGTCACAAACTGCTCCGGGTTATACAGCAGAATTACACCCCGGACAAGGTGGAAAAGATTCTGCATGAGCCGCCATCAGAGGAGTTCTATAACAAAAAATTTGGCAAATACAATGTCAATGTCTCCGAAACCGTACTTACCGACTCCCAGAGGCAGATGTACTACTCCGAACTGGTGATGCTCAAAGAGATGGGGGCACCCATCCCCTGGTCTGAAATTATGCAGGCCATGCCCATTTCTTACAGGGAGAACCTGCAGAAGTCTGTAGAGCAGGCAGAAGCCGCACAGCAGGAACAGGTGCAGAGGCAGCAGGAAATGGAGCAAATCTGGGTCAAGGGCGAAATGGCCAAGGCAGACGAAAGAACTGCTGGAGCAGAGCAGAGGCGTGCTCAGGCAGATCAGAATCTTGCCGGAGCAGAGTTTTCACGGGCAAGGGCCTTGGAGAGGCTGGAAAAATTGCCGCTTGAAAGGCTGGAGAAGCTTTCAAAAATCATGCACGAACTTTCAGAGGCTATGGGCGAAACAGCCGAAACAAAGCAGGTTCAGGAAAATATAAATGAGATAAAGAGGCAGAGGGGCATGCCCGGACAGGGTCAGCAAGGGCAAGGCCGGCAGAAGGCTCCGCACGAAGGAAGCGATGTCTTGCCCCAGCAAGGGCACATGCAACAGATAATCCGTAACCAGATGACCAGGAGGTAGGATGAAGGCCACCACAGGCATGTTGAGGGAATGGCTGTCTCTGGATGCACAAGGGCGGATTGAGGAGGTCATCCTTGCCAAGCAGAATCACAATAATTACTATATGCTTGTATTCAGCGAGTTTGATCCTGTAGAGAATAATGTAGTTAAGACCAAGATAATTACTATGCTGCAAAAGCCTTCTCCTATGGTGGGGACAATATGCATGCACATAGACAACAAGAAGTCTCGAGTGGATACTTTATGGAACCTCCCTGCGGACATCCCGGCTCCTGATCTGGTTGAAGGGGAGCCGGTGGGCGAAGTGGGTAAAAGTTCTGTGCCCATGAAGGACTTTCTTATACACATGAGGGGTTAGGGGCAGCCGCCATGCCCCAAGACTGTCTTTTGAAAGACCACGGGTTTTAAAACGGGCGTAACCTCCCGGGCCGCCGCCGGGGACACAGTTTACAGGCCGAAGCCGGGCCTTTAAGGTAAATCAAGGGATGGATGGGCGAAAAAAACGGGCGAGGAGTAAACACTTATGACACAGGACTACACGATGGAGATCGCACCTGATTACCCTTACGGGGAACAGGGCGAAGAGAAGGGCTCTGCCGCCGAGGGCCAGGGAGAAAAGGAAGGTGAAGGTGCTAATGCCGAACAGCAGCAGCAATCGGAACATCCTCAAGAAGGGGGGCAGCAACAAGGGCAGCCTAATCAGGATCAAAACATCCCTTTGCATGTTTTGCAGGCTATACGCCAGGAGAACCAGCAACTGAAAGCTGAGGTTGACAGGATCAAGCAACAGCACACTCAGCAACCTCAAGGCGGGGATGATGATGACCCTTATAAGGGTTACGATCCAGATGATGTTGTTACCGTTGCGGATATCAAGAAAATTATGTCCAAGCAATCTCCCCAGAAGGGGCAGGGACAGGGACAGCAAGGGCAGCCAGCCTGGACACCGCAGGACATTCCGATTATGGAGAACCAGATCAGGCAGAAGCACACGGATTATGACAATACGATTCAACAATTACCAAACTTAACAAATCAGTACCCTCACCTGCTTGAGGACATAAAACGCTCAAGCAACCCTCCTCTAACTGCCTATGCTTATGTCAAGCATTTGCTTGGAGATCAGCAGCATCAGAGCCAGGGGGGGCAAGGCGGCAATAAACAGATGGCAGACGACGCTGACAAGGCACTCAAGAATCTTGAGAGGCCGGGATCAGCCGGGAAGGTCTCTGGACAATCCGCCATATCTCAGACCGGATACTTTGCCGGTATGAGTGACGAAGAGCTTGAGCAGCACATGGCCAAGGTCAAGCGGGGGAGTTAATTGGTTTGATACGGAGGAGTTATGCCTCAGCAAGCAAACCTTACAACCACAACTCAAGTGGACCCTGGAGTACAGGTCTATTATGACCGGGTTCTCCTGAAAAGGGCCGTGCCTTTTCTCATTTTTGAGAGATTCGCACAGACCCGCAATATATCCCGTAAAAGCGGGGATACAATCAAGTTCAGGCGTTATGCCTCCCTTTCCCCGGCAACCACTCCCCTGAGTGAGGGAGTGACGCCTCCGGGCAGTCAGGCTTCCAAGACTGACTTGACGGCACGCGTGAAACAGTTCGGAGACTTTTTGCACCTCAGCGATTGGGTAGATCTCACTGTCGAGGACGCAGTGCTTACCGAATTCGCTGAACTCAATGGTGAGCAGATGGGTGAAACCAGGGATACCCTTTGCCGGGATATCATCATGGCCTGCGCCTCCACCATTACCTGTGGCGCACAACTGGATACTACTCACCTGGACGCTGCAATCCAGGCACTGGCTTCCGGCGATGCCAAGATGCTGACTTCTATGCTCCGGGCCGGAACCGGACAGGGGACCGTGCCCATCAGCCCCTGTTATGTAGGGATGGGGCATACTGATCTGTGGAGCAGGCTGAAGGATATCACCGACTGGGTTCCTGTGCGGGAATACTCCAAGCCGAATGAAGCCATGGAAGGGGAATGGGGTTCTTACCAGCACATCAGGTTCCTGCTTTCCAGCAGGGGCGATAAGACTGAAGCCTCCCCGAACAATTACGACATTCCGATACTCGGGAAAAATGCTTACGCCGTGACCGAGATCGAAGGCGGGGCTGCCCGGAATATCGTCAAAGCCTTTGGCTCTGGCGGGACCAGTGATCCCCTGGACCAGAGGGGAACCAGCGGCTGGAAGATGACCTATGCTGCACGCATTCTCAATGACAACTTCATGGTCAAGATCGACAGTGCGCAGCTATAAAAACTATGACGGGGGAGGCTTGCCTTTGTCTCCCCTTTTATAAACGGAGGTATCTCTTATGATGAGAGAAATTGTAACTGGACAAGTTGAAGCGACAGGCAATGACCAAGAGGTTGAGCTGGGCTTTACTCCGGATTATGTCCGTCTGATAAACATGAACCGGGTGGACAGCCGAATCAGTGGCCCAACATACCCTGGAGTATTTCGGGGATATGGATGGCTACAACATTGCCCACAAGAAGATTGAGGATACGGATACCGATGGTCACGATGCATGGAGTATCGAGAAGGAAGAAACCAACTACATTACTCCTTTGGCAAGCTATTCCATTGAGGATGATGACAACACTCATGCGAATGACCTGGTTTCTGCGCCCAATATGGTCTATGCTAAGGGTAAGTATGGGTTCAACATCCCGGGTGATTTTACAGCCGACGAGGATGTCCTGTACTATATTGCCATCAGGCATTAATTGCTGTTTGCAACAATATGAAAGCGGCCCTGGACTTTATGCCCATGAAGCCAGGGCCTTTGATCAAGGAGGACTTTATGCCTAAAGTAGCGTGGGGAAAGGATTCCGCCGAATCAGACCTCAAAACAAATCCAGCACACGATGAAGATGTCAAGGACAAAGAACAAAAGAACCCCCTGGACGAGACCGAGAAAGTCAAATTCATGAATTTGGATGATCCGGAAGAAGACATTGCATTTTCTTACGGCCCTCCCGGGGATGTCAGGCATTTTCATTTGTATCCCGGATACGAATATGAGCTGCCTAAGCCTGTCATACAGCATCTGAACAGTATTGAGTACATAAAGTACCAGGTAAAGGAAGATGAGCATGGCAACTTCAAGCATGTGCCCGCTGGAACAGTAAACAGGTTTGCCTGCAATCCAATAAACAGATAATGCCGTGCCTATGGGAGATGTAAATGACACAGACACTCTCTGGGATCAGGAAACGGGTCCGCAGGCTGACAGGGAGGCTTACTGAGGCCTCCCTGCCTGATGAGCTATTGACCGAACAGATCAATACTTATTATTGCAGCCACCTCCCCCGTAACCTCTCCCCCGAAACCCTCCAGACATGGTTCACCGTGAACACCGCTGCGGGCATATCTGAGTATCCCCTGGACCCCAGAATCA